ATCGACCTCAACCTATAACTTCCTTTAAGAAGGTCCATGTATTAGTTTAGGACAAAAGCATCTTAAACTGGTTATAGGCATACCCGTGCAGTCTCTCGGCATTTAGCTGACGCACTTAGCACGGAAGTATTAAGATAACAGAAGGTGTCATCACCGTTTTGGGTATTTTAATGAGGTAGACCCCATGAATGAGTTTATAGACATCTCAGGTCTGAAAATTTCAACAAATTAGGTCACTGTCTAAACAGGAATTACAACCTTAGCACTCCATAATGAGTGTCGAGTCCTCAATAGGGAGGACCCGAATCGAACTAGATCTTTCAGTTCGGCCTATTAAACAAAGGCTATTCGGACCATAAAAGGTGATTCCTTGTCTACAGAGCTTCTTAAGGAGCTTGAACCTGATTTCCTTAAAAGGAACACGTCTGTCATCGATATCGGATGAACAGGCCATTGACCACGGACACTGTACTATATCCTCGGCTTTCTTTACAGAAAACCCCGGACTAGGACCAGAATCCCCAATACAATAGGGTATGTTCGTATAAACGTGTTCAAGGAAGCCATTGGCAATATAAAGCTGCTGCTTTGTAATCTTATATTTAAAGTTGAGTGGAGGGACAACCCCCATTCCTCCGAGCTTTTCGGAAATGAAAAGATTACGGCACACATTCTTGCCATGGCGTGTTCTAATTAAACACTCCTTATAGAGACTATCCTTATGAGTCTCTAAGATCTTCGCGAGAAACTGATTCTGTTTCCCGGGTAGACATCCATCCAAAATGGTATTGATGTTTACGGCGATTCCTTCAGGACCATCATGATGTGATCCCGCCGTCTCTGTCTTTCCTTGGACTTTATGTTGACCAAAGAAGAGACCTGTATTCAGAAAATTGATCAGTCGAATCTTAGGATTCTTAGTATTCCTCTGAAGAGGGAACAAGACTGATTGAGAGTTAATATTTAAATACTCTCTATGAATATAGGCCTTTCCTACGGACATCTCAAGTCCTACTTTCTTTCCAATCTCTACATGTCGTGTCCATCGCTCTCTAGGAGCGGCATAGACCATGTCATCTCCATTAATTAAAACATGCCCAAGACGTTCACGTCGGGTAAAATTAATTGGAGCTGGAACTGTGGCGCCATCCTGGGTATATGCTGACATTGAATGACAGTATACACCGAGGTTCGCTAAACAGAGAATAGGAAAAGAAAGAATGGAACCCATCAATTGACCATTCTGCATGGTTCCCTTCATTACAGGGGCAGCACCTCGCTCTTTCGAGGGGTAAAACAGATTATGGGGGCCGAGCACGGCCATCGCTAACTCACGAACTTGTGAGGGGAGATCCTGGATAACATATTTAAATATGCTACCGGAGTATTTCCATGACAA